ACAAAGATTCAAGGAGGTGGTCGGCAACACTCTATCTACAAATTTAAGTATCTCATAAAAATAGATACTCTTGGGTTTATAGGTACATCCCGTCCCTAAAAAACCTAACTTAATCATACGAGGAGGTGAGAGTATGAGAAACTTTGATGCAGCTTCAATTAGTCGCTATGTCGTATTGGTGATTGCTGTGATTAATAGTGTCTTAAATCTTGTGGGATACCAAGCGATTGATGACAAAATTACAAACGATTTAGTAGCTGTGATTACAGGAGCATTCACTTTGTATATGGCTTGGAAGAACAACTATTTGAGCAACAAAGGATTACAACAAAAAGATGTATTAGAAAAAAATGACTTACACTAAAAGGGAGATGTTCAATAATGGAAATNAGAAAAAAATTAGTTGANNCAAGTAAATATGGTACAAAGTGTCCTTATACAATGAATCCGGAATTTATTACAGTCCACAATACTTACAACGATGCTACAGCAGAAAACGAAGTAGCTTATATGATTCGTAATGATAACCAAGTTTCATTTCATGTTGCGGTAGATGATAAAGAAGCTGTACAAGGTCTGCCTTTAGAGCGTAATGCATGGGCTTGTGGTGATGGAAACGGTTCAGGTAATCGAGAGTCTATTAGTGTAGAAATCTGTTATTCTTTAAGTGGTGGAGAGAGATATTATAAAGCGGAAGACAATGCAACTATCGTTGTAGCTCAACTAATGAAACAGTACAATATTCCAATTCATAAAGTCCGTACACATCAATCATGGAGTGGGAAGTACTGTCCTCACCGTATGTTGGCAGAAGGACGTTGGACTAACTTTATTGAAAGAGTCCAAAATGCATGCAATGGAGATGGTAAAGTAACTCCTACGCTTATTCCACCGTCAAATAATGGGACAGGTATTGCGTATATTGAGGGGAATGGCATTAACCTTCGTAAAGGTCCAGGTACTGGATATGGCGTTATTCGTCAATTAGGTAAAGGTGAGGCCTACGAAGTATGGGGCCAATCAAATGGATGGTTAAACCTTGGTGGCGATCAGTGGATTTATAATGATTCATCATACATTCGTTATACAGGAGGAAAAGTACCAGCATCTTCTAAACCTTTAAATGATGGCGTTGGTGTAGTGACTATTACAACTGATGTATTACGTGTTCGTAAAGGTCCAGGAACTAACTATGGCATCGTGAAAAAAGTGTATCAAGGTGAAAAATATCAAACGTGGGGATATAGAGACGGTTGGTATAATGTTGGAGGCGACCAATGGGTTTCTGGTGAATATGTGAAGTTTGAAAAATAAAACATACTATGTAACAGCAAGTGAAGCCTATGTGTATGTAAAGTAAGTTAAAACAAATGGTGGCGTAGTCCCATTAGTAGTTCATGGAGCATTTATTTTATTCCGAGCTGGAATGGCAGCCAGTATCTATGAGCAAGAAAAATATAGAAAAAAATAAAAAAGGGTACGTTAATCCAATAACGTATCCTTATTTATTATAAAATACGAGGTATGTATAGCAATGACCCAATACAATACTTAAATATGTTCCTTTTTTGTGAGTGACCCCCATAAAAGGAAACGTTGCCGTACTCCTTTAAAATATACCATTCCCGTCATATTCTCCTGTGATTTCCAATTCTGCTTCATGTACAGCTTGATCATCTTCAGGATTTTCTTCATCTACATACTTTCTACACTTTGCGTATAACCAAATATTCATAGGACGGTTATTTACAACCTCAAGTTCATCAAAATCAAAGTCCGCATGCCTATCTAAATAATCTTCAATGATTTTCTGTAGATCTTCTTCGTTAATCTCTATTTTTCGTTCTACAAATCCTTCTTTGCTATAATATTTGACCGGATATACATCACGCATCGTTTATCTCCTCCTATTTATCTTTATACAAAGGCGGAGCACACCTTATGAGTAGTAAGGATGTGCTACATTCAGAAAGTGTGCGATTTAGGTAATTCTACTTGGCTTGTTGAACAAATAAGAACCGCAAATCCATCATAACATACAGTAGGAAAACGAACATTCCCCCTTTTTTTGAGGGGACTTTTGTTAGGCCATCCTAACAAAAATAAAGAGATGAATTATATTAATTATGATAGTAAAATATGTACGCTGAAGTTGGGGTCCAAACTCTTACTTTTTTGCTCATTTATAACCTGTATTTAAGGGGTTTTAATTTTTAAAAATTTGTTAGGACGGACTGACACTTTTACCCTAACATTTTTTTATAGTAAAAAAATGTCCAAAAACAAAATAATTACTTCTAATAATAAATAGCCCCGTTTTTAACGGAGCTACATCCAAAAGTCATCATAATGTACATCTTTGTTAGTTAATTTCTTCAATGCTTTTATAATCTTTTGTGCATTTTTCATGGTTGGCGAAAATTTATCTCCTTGGCATACACGACTAATAGTCGATTTACTTACCCCGCTTCTTTCCGCTAATTCCTGTTGAGTAATTTTGTTTTTCTCCAGAAAATTGGAGAGCTTCGATTTTCTCCCTTTACCAGAAATAAGCCATCCCATTTTATCACTCCTGTTTTAAATTCTTAGTACAAGAGTGGTCAAAGATTTCATTTTTTAAACATCTCAAAAATAGGAAATTTAAACACTATGAAAATCTTCGCTTCAACAAAGATAGTTTCTTCCCTGGTTCTTCAGCATAAAACCGCATGTAGTCACACATCAGAATATTGATTAATTTTTCAGCTGTAAAACCGTGCATAGGGAAACTATGAGCCATATCCGAAAAAAACACTTCAATTCGTCTTAATATCCGTCTATCAATTTTTACAGAAATTGTACCGTATCGATCGTCATTTTCATTAAACTCCAAATTAAAATCCGTATAATGTTTCTTGCTCTCTAGGATTTGATACAGCTGCTCCATACTATTTTTAGAGCGTATATGTTCAAGAAAGTCCTCAACAAGTATCTCAGCTAGATCACTAGCATTACACTCGTAATCTTCCTCTTCCATATCTTCGATAATAATATTCATTCGAAATAAGTAAATTTTGAGCATCTTCACTTCAAAACGGTACTTCTCTTTTAACTTCCATTCAATTTTCGTTCGCTCCCACCAATTACTAGCACTCATAAGCTGTATTTCTTTCGTCATAACGTCGTATTTACTATACATGCGCTCACTCCCTACATGGTGCGTAATGCAAAGCATAAAATACGTGTTGCAGCTGCTCTTTGCGATACTCCCCATTCAATCGCTAATTGGACAAGCTTAGAGTGCGCTCCTTGCTCCAATTTCGCGTGAATGTACTTTTTGGTGTCTTTATATTCATACGCATGAACTTGGCTTATATAATCGATTTTGAGATGTTCTGTGAGTAATTTGGACATATATTGTGTAGTAGTTATTCCTTGTTGAAATGCCGAGGTTCTTATTAACTGTCGTTGAATTTCATTTACTGGAATTTTTATATCTTTCTTTTTATCTGATCGAGTTTTACGAGGTTGTTGGTTTGCTATTGTAGTAGATTGTTTTCGAGGTTCACGAGGTTCAAACATAGGGTTAATTACACTCATGGAGCTCCCCTCTTTCGAAAATTCACCCCTTCCCTCTCTTTTATCTCAGGGCCACTTTTCCAAAATTCCATCATTCCATAAAAAAGCGTCGAGAGAGAAGGAGGAGCTCTATTTTCTTTAAATAATTATTTACCAGTTACCACTATTGATGTTATTAATCAAATCCATAGCATTATCAACAGCATCTTCAGAAGGTTTTTCTTCTACTCCTGCATCATTCTGTATGCCATGAGTATTTATATTGATTAGTAACTTTTTAACTAATTGAAGTGGATCTTCTTCTCCTGCAACTTCAGCAAGTACTTGGTACATTTCTAATCGCTTTTTAATCTGCTTATTTACGTAACCTTTTTGGCCTTTTCCTTGCTCCTCTAATCGAGTTACGAAGTTATACAGAACCTTGTCATTGTTTGGATTTAGCTCAATTTGAAGCTTTTTCTTTTGTAAGTTTGTCAAAGACATCACATCCTAAATAGTAGTATCCTAATAGGTTAGCTTCTTGACCATTTTCTAGAACCGCAAATGTAGGGAATTGCTCTTTTTTCTTCTCAATTCGTTTCTGATGAAGAGCAGCCATTCCACCAGTCCATACAATTTTATCGTACACTGCTAAATTAAATTTTTGAGAAACTTCACGTAGAGCTGCCTCATAATGGCGTTGTAATTCAGCATCTACTTTTTCTGCTACGTCCTTATGTGTATATAAGTCATATAGAGAGCCATTGTACTTATAGCCGCTCTCTAAGATATAGTGCATGTTAGACACGCTTAAATCAGGAGTTTCACCGATGTTATCGCGAACGATTTGTTCAATAGCCATAAATGCTTTTTCACAACCTAATTCAGTTCCTAGACGGTCAATAACAGCATTACCAGACATATCAGTAACATCGAATGTACCAAATCCACCATCGATAATAAGAATACGATCTTCTTTATTAATAATTTCTTTCTTCACTAAGTAATACTGAGTGCCGACGGGTTGCGGAATAACTAAGCATTGTTTCACTTTAATTGTGATTAACTGGCCATTTACTTTTACTGCTGTTTCTTCCATAGCTACTTTTTGAATCGATTCACGTTGATTACCGAAGTGTGATACTGGAAGACCTGTAACAAGTAACGGAATTGTAACGTTCTTTTTAAAGTCTTTTGCAATGAATCCAAATAATTGCTTCTTAAATGTTGGGTCCTCATAGCGCTTCGCTTTATTCTCGCCAAGGGCACGGATTAATGGTAGTTTGGATTTTCTAGCTTCTTCTCCTATGTAGTATGGGAAGTCAGTGTTTGTTAGTTCAATTTTCGTGAAACTAGCTTCATTGTAGTAGTCATCTACAGGAGCCAACACAGATAATTCTGTAATAACATCTGCCTCTAGTGATTTATTTTTCTTTGAAGCGCGTTTTGTAAAGCCATTGCCTAAGTCAATAGCGTATGGATTTCCTAATAACATATTCATTCCCCTTTCGAAACCAATGGATAATCATTGATATTTTTGATTCTAACAGATACTTACGTTTCAATTCAATGAAATATACCAAAAACGATAAAAATATTATTGGTTAATCATTGGTTGGTGGTTTGCGATGCCCTACGACTCCGCAAAGTCTTCGCAATATCTACAAAAACGCATGTTGCGAGGCAGAGAAGACATAAGCTTGTCTTCCCTAAAATCCTTTAAAATCTCCTATATACTGAGTTTATTAAAGTATACAATTATTTCGGTAAGTGAAATTTCACACTGTCACTGCTTCCCGAGAACCTAAATTCAAAGAATTAAATTTATCTAAGGATTCTGCCGCTCCAACGAACTCTAAAATCTTTGGTATTTCAGATTTTGATTGAAAATAAATTGTTTTTGCTCTTGGAACTTTTTGATCACTTTGCAATTTTTTAAATCCTACATTTAATTCATTGTGGAGAACCCGACCAATATTGTTTAATACATCAACTGATCCATGAATTCGCAATCGTGGACGGACTATCATTCTACCTTTTCTTTTTTCTCTAATTGTTCCTAAATCGTGCAATAGTAGAATAAAAGTCTTTACGAACACTATTTCATTAAAATCGCCTATCGGAAAAGAACGCTCTTCTTTAGTAACTTGGGACCATCCCATTTCAACTAGCATGTTCACTAAAGGGTGATTTAAGCATACTGCTCCTTCCCAATAAGGTTCATCGCCTCCATATTCGCAATATCTTATAGACCAACTTCTTTCAACCAACTCTGAAAAACGAGCAACAATCCATTTTCTTTGACTTCTTATGGAGAAACTGTCATTTCGTTTGGAACCGTATCTCCAGGCGATAGCTAATACTTCTGCAAATTCATCCGTTGTAACAAAGTGATCAAATCGCAATTGTTCTTCTTCAGTAAATTTGAACTTTCTCGGCATATAGATACATCTCCTCAGCGCCTTATATGTACTTAGTCTCTTTTATATTTTTTCAACATTTCATCTAAACGCTTTTGATTTTCTGCTGTTTGATTTCTACGTAGTGTAGCAACATCTTGAATAACGATTCTAAATAAAGAAGCAATTTCCTCATCATTTTTACCATCATTAATTGCTTTTACAATCGATGGAAGAATTGCATCTTTAAACTCTGGTGATAGGTCGTCCCATTTTCTTAGTTCTGTTTGACCCTCTACAATATGATTTTCAGCAGCTGTAGTAGCTGATTCCTTTTTCCAATCTGGAATCATTTCACTACGCACTATTCGTGTACCTGTATCTTTTGTCGATTTCTGTTTTTGACCCAGCTTAGACATTTTCTCTTCCGCAACTTTTATTACATAATTTTCAGCAGCGATTAAATCAGTAGTTCCGATTGCTTTACATTTAGATGCTACATCATGAATAGCTTTGATAGTTTTTTGGTTTGTAATCTCTCGTTCTTTAATCTTTTGATTCATTAAATTAAGAATCATAGATTGAGTAACACGAAGAGTATTATTTTCTTCTTCTTCTTCAAATTCTTTTTCTGAAGTGACTTTCTGAAGTAAACCTTCTGGTATTGTTCTACCGTTTTGGAATTTGGAACTACCAAAATGGAATTTGCAAATTCCAAAATGGAATTTGCGTAACGACGCGATTTTTGCGCTAGTAGATTCAAACACTTTGGGCTTTTCTTCTGTTTCTTGAACTAATGAATATCCCTCTAATGCATAACCAATTTTAAATAAATCAGCAGCAATTTTATTGATATTTACTTTTAACCAAGTTGTTCTATCCCATTTCATTTTTGGATCAGGATTATTACCTTTTTCAATCCAACCATTTTTCGATAACTCGTTTAATGCTCTACCAATCTTTTGAGGACTTCCCCAACCGATTAATTCAGCTGATAGTTCATCAGCTGTTTTAAAGAACCAACCATCACGAATTTGTGTTTTCTTTTTATTAATAGTACCTTGTTTCGCCCCGCGTTTTTCTAACTGGCTAATCTGCACTAATAGGCTTTGGTCCATTTTCTCGGTGATTCCGTGCCAAAAGATTAAATTGTTTAATAGTGCTGCTTCGAAATGCTTTCCTGTTAACTCAACTAACTCTTCTTTGATTACTACACGTTGTAATTCTCTCACTTCTTGTTCTTCTGTTGTTTTTAATGAATTAGACATAATAAAAAATCCTCCAATTTCCACCCCGACCAAAAATGGGTATAGGAAAATAGAGGATTGTAGTTCACATTTTTTAAAGTATATGCTATCATAGACATAGCAATAAAACTTTAAATATGTTCATACAAACCTCGATCTCCAGTTTCCAATTTTCATCGGTTAAGGTAGGCGGCCAAACTTACGAGAACCTATGAAAATTTTGTCGGGGTTTTTCTATTTTTAAAATTTATATAAAAAATTTACATTTGCAATTTAATATCTACTCTTTTTATGATAGCAGAACTTTGTTGAAAAAAGAAGAGTAAAAGAGAAGACCGTCAAATAAATGACGGTCTTCTCTGTGGATAAGTAAGGATATCCACAAGTTGAATTTATTATTTCACACCTAAAGGTATTGATTTGAGTCTTTATATCGTAATGAAGCATTTATAAATTCCCTAAAGAAAAGACACCCTAAGGTGCCTTCCTTCGACTTGATAACCACTTTAATTTTAATAACGAGAGAGTTAATAGAATACTACCCAATTCCTATTTTACCATATTTATCTATATTATTCATTGAGAAATAATAAAAGCACTCTTTCGAGTGCTCATTTTATGCAGATGCAGAAGCCTTATCTTTACGGAAGATTCCCATTAATCCACCGATTAATAATAAAATACCTGGTAAGATATAGAATACGAAGATACAAATAAATCCTCCGATTGCTGCGATTGTCATCATGATACCGCCAGCTTTGGCTTTATTTCTCACGACTATAGATCCAACAATTCCTAAAATAGATAGACCTACCGCAGCCCAACCTAACCCGATAATAGAATCAGCTCCTTCAGCTTCAAATGCTGCTCCCATTCCACCTATCATTAAAGCTAAAACAGCACCTAATACTCCAAAAATACCACCAATAAGTCCTAATACAAATTCAGTTGTTCGTTTCAAAATAAACACTCCTATTTAATTATTGTAGATTAATTCTCACTTCTTTTTTAGATAAAAAATTGGGTTTGAAGATTAATTGGAGCTTCGGGTCATCTTTCTTTGTTTCGAAAGCAATAGTTCCAGTGATTTTTCCGTTTGGAGCTAATTTACCAGAATTCAATTGAGTCTCTTCATTAACCATTGTAAACGCTTGGTCTACAATGTTACCTTCGCTATTTTGCAGGTTAAAATCGAATGGGTTGTAACTGATTTCTTTCTTTCCGCCATTCTCTATGGTTAAGTTAGCAATTATAAACTCTTGTCCTTCTTTAGGTTTGTCGAATTCGCCACCTTGGGATTTTTCAACATTAGAAACTGTTAATTTATAGTCTCCTAGTTGAATCGTTTCACCAACTTTAAACTCTTTGCTATCTTCTTTTTTAGTATCTGTTTGCTCAGTTTTTTGGTCGCTAGATACTTTTTTTGCAGTTTCCTCAGTTTCGCTACATGCAGCTAAGCTTAAAGCTAATGTGCCTGTTAAAGCTAAGGTACCAAGTTTCTTATACATGTTATTACCTCCAGTTATGTAAAATGTAAGATTTCCGAGCTTATCATAGCAAACATTTAATTATAATATTGTCATATTTTGTCGAACAGAAATGAAAAAAGCCCCTAACAAATTGTTAAGGGCTGCGGAATGGTACCGCAATCTAGGGAGTCGCCCTAGTTGTGGATGATTAACTGCTCACATTAGCAATGGCATGAGCTTTCGTAACAGTTAGTCAAGGCGGATTATAGCATTTCCTTGTGTTGGTTGATACAAGTAAAACATGGGTTGCATGACAATAAATGGATATGCAATATTGCATATTTCTAAAAAACGCATAAAATCAATGAAAACACTCTATTTTTCACTAATTTCTTACTCCGCAAGAATATTTTACCTCTATTATTGGGAAATGACGGGATGTAAAATATAGTCAAACGGAGATGGTAAGCGTTTTAATTACAGTGTTCCCACATAAAAAAAAGAGAGCTAAATTAGCTCCCTTGATTAGAACGTTTCGGGGTTATCTCTGATCATTTGAATTATTAATAGCAATTGATTACAAAAACGTTCTTTCTGATTGTCGTCTAACGCCCCGTACGTCGACCTAGCCTCGGAAATGACTTGTTGTATTGGTTCGTCTTGAAAGTTGTTAGAGAAGCCAACAAGGACGTCCAAAGAAACATTGAAAAAGGAGGCGATACTTGCTAAAGTTTCAATATCAGGTTGAAACCGACCAGTTTCCCAATTCTTAATTTGACTCTGACTCAAATTAAGTTTTTCAGCTAACTCAGCTTGTGTTAAATCACGTGAATTCCTTAAGTATTTTAAAGTTTTTCCAAAGATTATCATAATAATTAAAGTATAAATATTGTGCTATCACACTACTATAATAAGGCGTTTTATTAACTAAATGAAAATATTAGTTGTTAAACAACTAATACTAGAACAAAAGTTCTTGTTTGTGGTAAAATATTCATATGGGTTAAAAACGTTGATACAAAGCGGTTTCTCAATTTTCTCAATAGTTTTCAGACAACTATACGACTGAATATTGGGAAATTTGTGGTATTATGAAAACAATAAAAAAACGGACGTAAAAAAGACCCACGGTGTAAGTAGTGCGGTAACACTTTCTTACACTGCCCCCTACCTGACTAGGGAACATTGTCGCGGATCTCTTACATAATTATAACATAACTTAGATTAATAGTGGCGCGTTTTCCTTTATATGTAATAATTTGGGGTTTACGTGTCTTTTTTGTCCAAAGGGAGGACAAAGATTGTGATTAATACTTTAGCAATCAGTAAAGAAGAAAAAGAGACTTTGTTAAAAAAGAAAAAAACAGCAACTTTAAAAAAACTAATTAGTATATTAGATACAGAGTTGGCATCTCAAAAAATAACTTACACACAGTTATCTAAAGTGTGGGGAATAAGCGTTAGTGGTGTATCTTATGTATTCCGAGGAGAAAGAGAAATCAGTCTTTGCTATTTAGCTAAAACTTTGGTTCTTTTATATGAAGACCATAGTACTAGACGGAATCTATTAGAAATGTATTTAGATGTGGCAAAACCTGAAAATGCTCGTGAAGCTATGGAATATTTATCACTACGAGGTGAGTTTGATTTACTAAAAACTTTGGTTGATCGAGAAAAGAATTCGGATACAGAAGAAAATGCGAAATGGGCAGACGTCTATGGCTTAATATGCCTTGAATCAAAAAAGGAAATTGAGATATTAGACTATCACGAAATGCTCGAAGAAATGAAAGAGAAAAATCAAAATCCTGAGATGCAAATATTAATGGATATATTACTTTGCTATACTTCTTATAAACTAGGCGATTATAGATTGTTAACAAAGCGTATGACGAAATTAGAAAAAAAAGTATCTAATATCAAAAATAAGTTTATAAAAAAATGTCACAATGTTCGTATTAAAGAAGGTTTAGCATCTATTAAGCTAACAAGTGACGAACTTCATCAAGTGAGAGACCTTTGCGATAAATTATTGGTCTTATGTGAAAATGAACCACATCTTTTAATTAACAAAGCTAGGGCTCTTTGGCTGAAAGCTGAGTCTTTTATATTTGATGATTACGAACAATCTCTAACACTCTTTAATGGAGCGTTAGAGATTTTAAAGGATAATATTAATCCTGAAATTCTGAAAAAGAAACAACAGATTATAAAAACGATCCAATTTTTGAAAATATACCATAAGCGTGATTTAGATACACTTGGAATTATGGAAGATGGAGAACAGGCTTTTTATGAAATTAGAATGGGTAATTTAGAACGAGCGATTGAAATTTTAATGTCTATTGAAAATAAAAACGGAGAGCTTTCGTCTTTTGAATTAGTTTATTTAGGGATGGCCAAAAATGACCGAGAAATTATCAAACAAGGTTTAAGAAAATTCGAAGAAAAAAACTCGCTTTTTTATGCTAGATTCGCCAAAAAAGAGTTGGGTCTTATTTGAATAAATGGTATAATGTACTTATGCGAGGTGAAGTCTAGTGAAAAAGATTTTAGCTGTTATTTCAACTTTAGCAGTAGCTGGAACATTAATGTTTTCTCCTGTTGCGGATAAAGACCAAAAGCCAAAAGTGGCACCAAAAGAAAATATGGTTATGATGTCTGATCCTGGCGTAGGCTGGTAAGATATATACTAATGGAAATGCGATTATCTTGAAAAAGATGGTCGCATTTCGTGCGTTATAGGGATTTTCTGTTTTTACTTAAAAAAACAAAAAGAGGAAGAATGTGAATAGTTCACAAACTACTATGAATGAAACTGGGGGTTTTAGGATGGAGAAGTATACAGAGTTAGAAGTGTTAATTAGCGCAGCCAAGAGTGGGGATCACGGAGCGATTGCAGCTTTAAATGAAATCATGGAGCAAATAAATCAATTCCAATAGGAAGTTTACATAAAAAATAGACGATTGTTAGCTGAATATCGCCATCAATCGTCTAAACTGTTTACTGCACCTTTAATCATGTTCAATATAAGTTTTTGTTTATCTTCATCAAGTTTTTCTATTTTGCTGATCATGTCGTGTAATTCTGTTTTAACTTCTGACGACTGACTTTCATTTAGGTTTTTATAATCAGAAAGTCCCATCACATAGTCTGCAGATACATTACCTAAGTTTGAAATCTTAGATACAGTATCTCTAGAAGGCTTTTTCTTGCCTGATTCAATTAAGGATACCATTCCCTTACTTACTTCAATAGCATCAGCGAAGCTTTGCTGACTCATAGCTAAGCTATTCCTGATTTCTTTAACACGAATGCCAATAATGTTTTCTATCATATTAAAACTCCCCTTTAATTGGACTACTATAAGTAGTTCCCTCATATAAAATGTAACAGAAAAGTTTACTCAAAGACAACTTTTTATTTTTATTTTATGATTTTTTTAAAATTATATGTTTACTTTAGGTAAACTGTGTTATATAATCAAATCAACGAAACGAATAAAGGTGATTAACATGGCGAAATTAAATACGCAAAGGGCTAAACAGATACGTTTGCAACTAGGTTATAGTCAAGAAGAAGTAGCTAAACACCTAGAATGTACAAAAGGATCTTACTGCCAAATGGAACTTGGTTATCGACAGCCTAGCCTTGAAAAACTAGGGAGATTATCAAAGTTATATAAGGTATCAACAGATGAACTTTTAGAAATAAGTTAACTATAGGTAGTCAAATTTTTTTAAAGATATGTTTACCTATGGTAAACTAATGAGGAGGAAAGAAAATGAATCAATTACAAGTTTTCAATAATGAAGAGTTCGGACAAGTTCGAACGGTTAAACAAGGTGAAGATGTTTGGTTTGTAGCGAAAGATGTATCTGACATCTTAGGTTTTAGTGAAGCAAGTGCAATGACAAGAACATTAGATGAAGATGAAAAGGGTCTGCATAATATACAGACCGTTCAAGGGGTACAAAAATTAACAGTTATCAATGAATCTGGTTTGTATTCTTCAATCTTGAGGTCACGTAAAAAGGAAGCGAAAGCATTCAAAAAATGGGTAACAAGCGAAGTACTTCCGTCTATTAGAAAACACGGAGCATACATGACAGATCAAGTCCTGGAACAAGCGGTAACTAATCCAGACTTCATGATTGGACTTCTTACAAACTTAAAAGAAGAGAAAGCAAAACGAGTTGAAGCGGAACGAACAATCTTACAACAACAGCCACTTGTAACGTTTGCTGAAGCGGTGCAAGTATCAACAAACCTAATAACCGTCAAACAGTTAGCAAACTTAATGAGACAAAAAGGAATCGACACAGGTCAAAACAGACTCTTCGAATGGTTCAGAGAAAATGGATACCTTTGCAAGAAGAAAGGCAGTCTTTATAACACACCAACACAGTATTCAATGGACTTAGAATTATTTGAATCACAAGAATATGTAAGAACAAATAGCCAAGGCGAGTTTGTAACATCATTCACTACAAAAGTTACAGGGAAAGGTCAGCTTTACTTCATTAATAAGTTTCTCGGAAAGGAAGCGATGTAAATGATGGAAGAAAGCACATTCTCACATTTAATGATACTGGTAATTGTCATTTTAACCGCAGGATTCATTCATCTGATGGATTGGATAGATAGACGATATATGAAGGATGAAAAGTGATGGATAGACAGCAGCGGGACAAAGAAGAGAAAGCAAACATTATCAAACTGATACGAGATTTAAGAGCTAAAGGGATACATAACAGCGCAGATAAGGTTGAGGAAATGCATAAGGAGTTTATTACTCTAGCTAAATAGGTAATCAATTTTAATTTTGTAGAAAAGAGGGAGAAAGATGAAAAGTGAATTGATATGTCCAAATTGCAGCGGAAATTTAGAGTTGAATACAAGTGAATATATGATATTTCTTCATTGTTCTAATCTAGAGTGTGGATATGAATGCGACATCGATATGAACATTATTTTTGAATGAAATCCTTATTCGATAAGAAAGGGCAAGCCTTCGCTTGTCGGAATATTCAGGAATCTAATGTTGGTCCCCACCTAATTCAAAGGTTCCTGGATATTCCGATGCGTGAAAGCATCAAAACAAAATAAAACCAGCCGATTACCCCTAATCGACTGGTTCATGAAACGACGCAATATTATGTACCTCTATTATATCACAGTCGTTTCTTCTAAGTAAATAAGGAGGAATGTGGAAATGAAAGATGTTTTAGATAAGCAAAAAGAACGTGCAATCGAAACTTTAAAACAAATGTCTGAACAGGAACAAGACATCGTGAAGAAGTTAGATCTCGACTATGCAATAACGGTTTTAACAAATAAACCATATGGCGGAATGCCGTTCTAGGAGGATATGAAAATGAAATTATATGAACTTACTTCTAATTATAGAGAGTTACAAATGATGATTGAGGATGGTGTAGATCCATCAGCATTAGCAGATACATTGCAAGCTATTGAAGAAAGCATCCAGGATAAAGTGCAAAACACAGCGCTAGTAATACGTAACCTTGAAGCTGATGTAGATGCTATCAAGGCAGAAGAAAAGCGCCTAGCGGAGCGCAGAAAAGCGATAGAAAACAATTGTAAGAGTTTAAAAGATTACCTGTATCAACAAATGACAGCAACTGATTTAAAACGTATTAAAGGAACAATCGTGACAGTCGGCATTCAAAAGAACCCAGCGAGCTTAGATATCGCAGAGGATGCAGTTGTACCACCGGAATACATGATTCCTCAGCCGCCTAAAGTTGACAAAAAGCTATTACTTGCAGCGGTTAAAGATGGAATGAAATGGGATGGTATCACGTTACGTCAAAGTGAAGGTGTGAGAATCCGATGAACAGAAGCGAATCGATTGCAAAATTAGCGAAATCATTAGTTTTGTTCAACTCAGAGGTTAACAAAATAGCGAAGGATGCAGATAATCCTTTCTTTAAAAATAATTACGCAACGTTAGACACGATTATAGATGAAATTAGACCAATCCTTTCTAAACACGGATTAAGCATTATGCAAATCCCTAGCGGTGACGGTCAAAACGTAACGTTAAAAACACTTTTATTACATGAGACTGGTGAATGGCTAGAATCAGATGAACTAACCATGAAGCCAGTAAAGAACGATCCACAAGCAGTAGGAAGTTGCATAACATATGCTAGACGCTATTCACTAGCAGCGTTCCTTAGCTTGAACACAGGTGAAGATGACGATGGTAACGGCGCTACTTATGGAAAGGACAAGCCTAAACCTAAAGGTAACAGCGGGCAAACTCCAGGGAAACCACAAGGAAGTGGCGGGAATGGTAAAGCGTCCGAGAAACAAATGAAAATGATACACGCAAAAATAGCGCATGTAGCGACACTAACACAAACGGAAAAACAAATGGTTGAGGAAACACTTAAAAATCAAGTCGGATTTACGAGTTTAAACGAAATCAGCTCACAGTTAGCTTCTAAAGCAATACAAGTACTATCTGGTTGGGAAACGCAATATAGCCAAGCAGGTTAAGGAGGTAGTGGCCCATGTTGAATCAACAAACAATATCTAATGTCGTCCTTCCAACATGGGTTTACAAGGACGCAAATAGTGAACAAGAAATTATAAGGAACGCTTGCAGGTATATCAATCGCATACCAAAGCGTTATCCCGGATATAAGGTTTTGGAAGTAAATGACGGTATAGCAAAATGCGAAAGGTGTGAAGTTTGATGTTTCAAGTACCTGTAAGACGCGGATCAATGAAAGAAATGTTAAAAGCAGTTCGTGATTTAGAGAGACGAGGTTATGACTACGTAACCCCAATCAAGAAAGTTTATAGAGCAGAAAAGACATTTTATAACGATGGGAAGTTTAAAGGAAAGGACAAAATTCGATTCACAGGCATGGAAGATCGTGCAAGTTATGAATGTTGGATGAAGAAGGTGAACTAAATGAATTTTATCGATAAACGAAAAGTATTTTTCATGATAGATAACGATGCAATAGACAATTGCGATTTGGATGTTTACGAGTTTAAAGCTTACGCGGTAATCGTAAGGCATGCGAATCGAGATACACAATCAGCGTTCCCTTCTTTAACAACTTTAGCTGAGAAAGTCGGATGCGGAAGAAAGAAAATAGTCCAATGTATTAAGTCATTAGAAGAAAAAGGTTATATCCAAAAGGTCAACAGGAAAGACGATTTCGGAAATAACTTATCCAATATCTATTATGTTCTCCCTACACCTAGTGTCTCACAGAAACTAGTAGTGTCTGGAGGAAACCAGGGTAGTGTCCCAGAGAAACTAGGGGTAGTGTCTGAGGGAAACACTAACAATACTAATCTTAACAATACTAATTTAACAATAAGTAGTAGTAGTAAGAACCCCTTCTCATTCTATGAAAGTAACATTGGAGTTTTAAATCCTTTCATGGCAGACGGCATAGATCAATGGATTAAAGATACAAGCGAAGAACTTGTTATAGCAGCTATGGAACGTGCATTAAAACAACAGAAAAAATGGAATTACGCTGAAGGCATCTTAAAACAGTGGGCTAACAAAAACATTAAGACTTTAGAAGATGTGGAAGCTGTAGAAGCTGAATACCAACGAAATAAAGGAGCGAAGAACAATGCAGAGAGCGGCGGCAGCAATACCAACCGATATAGCCAAAAAGGTGAATATGACTATGGATTCTGATGTGTGCGATACGCACGGCATGAACAAGATGAAGTTCGGCGGACAAGTTGTTTGCCCTCGATGCTTCCTTGAAAACGAAAGTAAGAAGCTTCAGCAACAGGAGCAAGCGAAATACGATGCAGATAAAGCAAACGAAAAGAAATTCATGTTCCACCAACAAAGCATGATTGCTGATAGCAACATTAAGAAAGCTAACTTTGATAACTACCAACCTACTAGCGAGGAAGGAGCGAAGAACCTTGAACTTGCAAAGGTCATTGCAACGGATTATCTCAACGGGAAAGTGTTTAACACGATTATGGCCGGTAATTGCGGGGCAGGGAAAACGCATCTTGCTTACGCTATAGCGGATCAACTTGCAGGAGCAGGTAAGTCAGTTGTCTTCGTTACAGTCGGTGAATTACTACGGAAGATTAAAAGTACTTTCAGTAAAGATTCTACATTAACTGAAGATGCAATTATAAGAGGCTTAGTAAGAGCAGAAGTATTAATAGTCGATGATTTAGGAGCTGAGTTAGGCGCGTTAGATGCTAATACAAAAGCGACAAACTTCATTAATAGGGTGCTATTCGACGTTTTCGATGGTAGGCAAGGTAAATCTACTATCTTCACGACAAACCTCACAGGGAAGCGTTTAGACGAGGCATACGATGAACGGATTGTATCGCGGATTCTAAATAATTTCAGAACGATTACTTTCAAAGAAACAAAGGATTACAGAAGAAAGGCATTGCCGTTTTAAAAGGGGGAATTAAGATGTGTGCATGTAAAGGAACGGGAGTAATTCAGAACGACATTGGAACGGGTATGTATCAGTTTGGACCATGTATTTGCGAAGCAGGGAATCGCAGTCCTGAAGAAGTGGACAGAAGACGCCAGGAAGTAATTGAGCGACTGAAGGAAACATATCGATTACAACAGTTAGCGAAAGCTGGGGAAGTAGCATGAAGCAACTAACGCTAGAGGATGTTGTCGGGAGTTTTGATTACGCAGCAAAGAGTACGGCTGAAAAGTTCTTGCGGCGCGACACAAGCGTCATAACGTATTCAGTAGAGTTTTACGACAAGGATGACAAATGGAAGCTTAGATGGTTTGAAGCAAAGTCGGAGAGCGAAGCCGTGGGAATGGCTAAAGATAAATACGGACAGATCAGCGTTATTGACACTTACATATCAGACAGAACATTAGCAGAAATAATGGCATTGGATTAAGAAAGGGGAATAGTGATGAACTTCTTTATCTTGGACGAGCATTATAAAAAAGCTGAATTAAATGGGATTAACAGAAGAAGGTTGCAGGAACGTATATACCGTTATGACTGGGATATCGAAAGAGCAACAACACAACCAGTTGGTACAAAGAAGATGGACTTTGATAGAAAACATGGAGACTGGATGCGTGTAGCAGAGCAGAACGGGATATCGCGTTTCACATTCTATAGCCGATTGAAAAGAGGTTGGTCATATCATTTAGCAGCTACGAAGCCGCCAGGGAAGCAAGGGAATCGCTACGACGAAAACGGCGAATTAAAAGAGATTATTTAAGGGGGGAGAAGGGAATGACTTTAGATCGTTGGTTAACTGATGAGGAATATGCAAGAGCAGCAGCTAACGGGATAAACAGAAAAAGGTTATACAGTCGGGTGTATGAATTTAATTGGGACGTAGAAGAAGCGATAACAGCGCCAATCGGAACAGTAAGACACGAATACGAAAGAAAACATGGAGATTGGTTCAAAGTAGCATTAGAAAATGGGATAAATGCTAGGACATTCTACAGTAGATTGAAATTAGGGTGGAAATACGAAGAGGCAGCAACTAAACCGCCAAGAGAAATGAACAAAATGGAGAAATATTGGTTAGATATCGCAAAGGAAAACGGGATTGGCTATCAAACATACATGGCGCGGGTCAATGCCCGGAAATGGGATATGGAAAAGGCGGCAACAACACCAGTAAAGAATACAGGAAGACGTTGTGTAGTAAGGGGATAGGGGGAAGATGATGGAGAACAATTACCTTCCGGTCCCGACCTGGGAACAATACGAAATAGCTAAAAATAATGGAATTAACAAAAAAAATGTAGATCAACGGATTATTAGGGGATGGAACATAGAGAAAGCCATCACATGGCCAGTGAACGAATCATTTGCGAAAAAGTATAAGAAAGAGTTAGAAATCGCAGAGGAAAATGGAATTGGATATCGGTTATTTCGCCAACGTATTAAAGAATCTTTTTGGGAACCAATTGAAGCCGCTACAGTCCCAAGATTGACTAAGAAAGAAGCGGTGGCGATGTCCAATCGCTCGAGATGGGGGAGAGGAATAAAACGATGAATAACAAGGAGAAACCAACGGAATCACAATATAAAATAGCGGAACAGAATGGTATTAGTAGACAGACTGTAAATCAACGAATTAAAAAAGGAAAGAAAACAATTGAACAGGCAATTACAGAACCATTGAGTGGCGAATTCGCAAGAAAGTATCGAAAGTACGTTGAGTTAGCAAAGAAGAATGGAATTGATTACAAAACATTCAGATCGAGGATTCTATATGGGAAACGTCGGAAATGGACACCAGAAGAGGCGGCGACAGTACCAGCGACTGTATATCGAAAAATAAACTATCAAAAACCATCCAAAGAGGAAATTAAACAAGCTGCTTCAATTGGAGTGAGTGAAAAGTTACTTGACCAAAGATTACGTCATGGATGGACGATGGAACGCGCAATTACTTCACCAGTTGGTACGAGTTATGAAGGGAAAGAAAAGAATGTAAAAATGCTGAAATTAGCCAGAAGTAATGGGATAAGCGATTCGACATACTATCGTCGCCGAAAAGAAGGGATGACACCATACGATGCAGCTACAAAGCCAAAGGGGTTCGAGGAATACATTCCTTTAGCAGAAGCGAATGGAATTAATAGTAAAGCATTTTATCAAAGGGTTAAAAGAAAGATGGATCCGTACGAAGCAGCAACAAAACCACCAAGGAAATACAAAAAGAAACAAATCAGCTAGGAGGCAACATGGACAGGCAAGACGTTTTAATCAACAAATTAATCGATAATCACATATATAAGCTACCCGATGGGCGCGACTTATTTGAAGGGAGTTGCGAGGAACTGTCAGAGCTATTGGAAAGGGATGGAGAGAATGCGAAAAGCAATTAAAGAATATATCAATCATTTGCAACAATCAGCAGTAGAAAACAGAAAGGAATCAGACAAAGCGTATGATGATGGAGATTTAGGTTTATCTGGTTACTATCGCGGTCAATGGATCGCTAACGAAGGAACAGCGATTGCGTTAGAAAGTATTTTAGTTAAATACAAGGAGGAAAAACAATGAAATATACAGAGCATGGCACGTTTGAAGTAACTCGATTATTAGCAGAAGCGAAGGGAGAAAAGAAGTAATGTTGAACATACAAAAGATTTTTGAAGCACAGGACAAGCTAGATCGTAAGGTTGTTGAGGTTCATGGGTTAGAAGGGCAAAACCTAACTGGTGACGTGACACAGGCTTTATATACAGAGTTAGGTGAGCTGAGCAATGAAATTGGATTCTTTAAGTATTGGAAGAAGAGCAAGAAAAATGATAAGGCGCGTCAGTATGACGAATGGGCGGATTGCATGCACTTTATAGCGAGTTTGGGTAATAAGTATGGGCATGTGGAGGTTGTACTGCAAGAAGGAATGCAGACAGCGATTGCAAGTGATATAAACAATGTTCGATTATTCTCGTACCATAAGCTGTTTGGGATAGTATATGCAGCGGACTTCAGTGTCCCTAGAGAGTACACAATAGCACTAACTACAGTTGTTGTAATTGGATTGAAATTAGGAATGACATTTAAAGACATGGAAAAGGCGTACTTTGATAAGAATCATATTAACTATAATCGACTAGCGAGTGGATATTAAGACCAAATTTGAATTTTGTACAAAAGTAGGTGAAGAAAATGACTGTAAAAACTATTACTGTACCTGATAGCGATTCGTATGGGCGGTTACATGGAACGAAAAATGTAACCGTTGAATGGAATTGTCCAACATGCGGAAAAGAAATGGGAAATCCAAAATTAGAAAACTTTTGTAATGATGGTGTGTGGTATGTCGTACATAAATGGGATAACAAATGTGGCCATATTGCTAGGTATACAGACTTAAAAGAAGTTTAATAAAAGCGTTATTTGAGAGAAAAGGAGATGAATACATTGGCCCAACAC